TTAAGACCTGTGAATGTAGCTGATACTATATTACCATCTGTCTTTATATCTCTTATTTCACTCTTAGATACATCAAGATTACTTCCATCTATTATAGCATTTGTATCTGCTATATTAGTGGCATACATATCTGATATCCACATAGGTTCAGAACCTACTGGACATTCTACAGATATAGTACACCCAAATGGAAGAGTGTCTTGTAAACCTCTCATAGATTGTAATACATTATCTGGGTCTAAGTTTATTTCTATTATGTTATTTGCATTAGTACTCAAGTTAGGAATAGTCCATCCATATGTAGGATAAAACTTTCCATCTTTATAACTATGTACTCTTACTATTGCAGAAGTATTAGTAATAGAACTTGGAGATTTAAGCATGATTATATTCTTTTTCATTTAGACCTCCCCATCTGTAATAAATCCTACTGTTTCTAGATTAGAAGTAGTAGGTGTAACTGGAACTAATCTGACAGCAGGAGTTTGATAAATGTATTCGCTCCATAACTTATCTGGAGTACGTCTCATTTCTCTTACTCTTATTCTTATACAGTCAGTATTAAGTAATTTAGCATGTTTATCTTCTGTTATTTCACTTATACCAAAGTGCATTGCAGAAGCATTTCCTACAGTAGCATAAATACGTTTTATATCTCCCTTAACAGTAAATCTAGCATCAGGGTCTACCATAGCTATTTCTATTAAGTCTCCAGCTCTTAAGTTAGGGAATGTAGCACTGAACATAGTGTCTCCTATATAAGCAGAAGATATTAATGGTACAGCAGACCTAGCTCCAGTGTGAGCTTGAGTATCTTGTTCTGTTCCAGGACCTCCCCATGATTTTGGAACCCAGTTTGGTAAATTAGGAATTCCCTTAAGTCCATCTGTTCCTACTATATCATCTGGATATCCATCTAGTCCGTTCCATCTCCATGGACATGGGATATTATCTTTATTTATATTAGTACATCCAAAGAATACTCTACTGTAGTTAGATACAGTATCTGTAGCTCCGATGAACTCAAATCCTTTTGTAAGTCCTGTACATCCAGAGAAAGCTTCTGTAACGTTTGATAACTTAGGACAAGCTGTAAATATATTTTCTATAGCATCTGTATTAATCAATGTAGTAACATTCTTAGCAAATGCTTTAGCAGAAGTTGCTTTAGGAGCTACTATCATCTTAGGAAGTTTTACTATATTTGTATTTTCAAACATTCCGTCTAAATTTCCATCTTCTATAGTAATAGTAAAAGCAGACATATCTGTAGGGTCTAATGTTTCTGTACTATTATATGCTCTTATTCTACTTGGATAATAAGCTTTAAATTGAGCTACATTTTTAAATACCAAGTTCTTACTATCAAATGTACTTGGATATGCTCTGTTTGTATTATATCCTTGATACGGATTTGGAGCTATAGGGTCATCTAACGTTTTACTTACATATCCAGTTAAATCAGCATTAGTATGTTTCCAGTATTCAGGGTCTTTCTTAAGACTTGAATCTGCAAATAATCCAGTAGCATTTGTTAGAGAAGCAGGTAATAAATCATTTGCGTGTGGTACAGATGTAACATGAGTTCCAGCAAATGCGTGCGTTATAGACGATAACAATGGCATTCCCTTAAATAAATTAGGAGATATACTTCCTATTCCACTATTACGATATAAGTTATTAGCAGAAGTTATATTAGCTCCCTCTATAGATTTTACAGTCTCAGGATAATCTGTATTTTCAAATAGTCCATCTATATTAGTAATGTTATCATCAAACTTAACTGTAATATATCTCCATAAATGAGGAATTCTTTTATATACTTCCGCTAGTTCTCTTTTAGCCTCAGCTATATTATCATATGTAAATGTTAAGTTATCTGTATTATCATCTTCTCTTGTAAAGTATGCTGTCTTAGGGTCTAGATTTCCTGCTAGCTCTTGTTTTACCATCATACTTGATGTAATGAAATCTATATACTGAACATCACTACGTGTACGAAGTATTCTATCTACATCTGCTAGTTCTGGTATATGTGTATCAGGAGCTATTCTAAGCTCTTTATTAGCGTGCTGAGCAAGAGTAACAGCTGGTATATCGTCTGCTACGTTATATTCTCTGACTTCACTATTAATACATTTAACGCTTATAGTACCAGATTCTACTTCAGGTATTTCAAGCATAAATATATTATTAACTGTAGATGATGTTATATCTGCATCATATTTTAATTTCTTAACTATTTTAATAGCGTAACCATTTGCATATAAAATATGCGGAGTATTATCTACATTAGTAAAAAAAGAAATAGGAACTTTCATACCAATAGATATAGCTCTTCCTGTAATATCTATACCGTCTATATCTATAGTTACAGGATATGTAGTGTTTTTAGGCACTTTAATATAAAATGGATTATGCCATGTGAAGTTCTTTTCTATCTTTGTTTTTTCTATAACTTCTTGCATATCTGATTCTAATTTATCTATAGAAGCAGTTATAGAAGCATCTGAAACTGATGGGTCTTTATTAACTAAAAAATGAAATAAAATTTCTCTAGCAAATGCTTTTACTTGCTCTTCTGACATTATTAATCCACCGTGTTCTTGAAACGGATTAGCCATTTATTAATCCCCCTTTCTTGTTATTATCTTAATTATACCTAAGTCCATCGTGCTCTTAAGTCTTTCAAATAAATGAGTATATGGACTTTGACCTAATAATGGTTCATATAAAGATACATTCCATACATTAGGATTTGCAATCTTATTTATAGCTCTATCGCTCTTATTCTTTTCTAAGAAGTCCATATTAAGATTTATACTAGCATCTGTATTTGTAAGGTTTTCTATTACTATACTTGTAAGCTTTTGTCCATCTGGTATATTAAAACCGTCCATATAAACTTCTATAGCTGGAGAACTTCCTGTATAATATTTAACCTGTATTTTATTTGCAGGGTCATGCACATTATACACAGTATTACTACCAGATGCAAGTTTCTCTACTACAATATTATCTTTCACTTTATATACAGTATTAGCAACTTCATTATAAGAAACTCCATTTATATTATCAAATAATGAATTATAAGATGTAGTTGTAGAGAAGTGTACTCTCTTATTAAATCTAGCATTTGTATGTATAAGCTTATTTATATGCTTAGTAGCAAATGTTTTAGCAGACTCTTTCCACACAGCTTGCTCACTTTTTATTCTAAGAGTTACTGTAAGTGGAGCTTTAAATAAATCTTTTATATTAACGTACTTATTAGTATCAGTATGTATCCAGTTATTGAAGTATACTGTTGCTTTTAAAGTACCATTATCTTCATTCCAATCTAGTTTAATTTCATCCAGTATCATTCCTAATACAGTATCATATATATCTAAATCTGTAATAGGAATAGTATTTGCTGTTTTACTTATCTTTGCAGAGAAGTTTATAGCAGATTCTGCATCAGTTCCATTTTCATTCTTATATGTAATACCTAATATAAAATCAAGCATTTCACCGTCTTTAAGGACCTCACTATCAAAATCTTCATCTGTTTCTAATAAAGGCATAGGTGCTTCTAATATGACAGTAGGGTCTATAGTGTTTATAGTTGTAGACACATCTGGACTATATCTATCATAATATATCTTTTTACCTAATTCTCTAACTTCTGCTCTAGTAGCAGCATTAGCGTTAAGTAAATCTACAGATGCCTTTACTTCTTCAAGCATATCTTTAGTAGCTTTACTTAATTGTGTTAAAGATGGAGCTTCTCCATAGAAATATGATATATCTTTTCCTGTTCCTTTGATTCTAATTTGTGTTTCTCTAGTAAATGTAAATGAAAGCATTTGCCACTTTGTAAGTGTAAATGTTCCCTCTCCTACTATACTAAAAAAGATATTATCATCCGATTTATTTTGAATTACAAAATATGCACCCTCAGGTATAGTCAATACATCATTATTACTAACTATATCTTTATGCACTGGTTCTATGTTATAGTTCCTTAGAGGTTCTATATCATATGTAGTATATGTAAATATACCTCCGCCCTGTTCTTCATACCATAAATAAGAACCTTGCTTAACTCTACCATTCCAAGTATTAGGACCACTTAGTACAAATATACCTGCTGTATTAGTAGGTTCTCTATCTTCAGTAGTAAAGGCTAATCTTACAATGGAATTCTTAATAGCAGACGTATTTTGTGTAAACACGATTTGGTCTGCTGTAGTACTCAGAATAACTTTTTTCCAAGCCATAATTAATTCCTCCTTTAATTGTTTATCAACAGCAAGATTGTCAAGCGATGCGGTAAAAAAAAAAGAAAGAGAGAAATTATCTTCTCTCTCTTCTTTTCTTTGTAACACGGCTTATTAACCATGTTACAAATATAAAACCTAGGAATGCCATTGCTAGCACTCCTAATACAAATGATTTTAAAGAAGTTGACATATTGTCAGCTCCTTTAATTATTATAGCTACTCCTATCATTAGGACTATTAGTAGTAGCCCTAATAATATATTATTTAATGTTCTTATCATAAGTGTATACCTCCATAATATTATTTATATACCTTATGATATATAGCTAAAAATAGCTTATAATAATTGGTCTATTTTACTAATTTTGAAGGTATCTATTACTCCTATATTACCACTGACACGTTCTTCTTTAGACAGCTCTTCAGCTCTCTTCATATTAGCTTCATTTATAGGAACTATTCTTGTTTCAAGCATAATTCTTCTTAGTATATCATCATCTAGTGGTTCGTTCTCTTGAGCAATCATCATAATAGCTATCGGGTCGCTGAAGTCTTCCGCAAGCCATATAGTATTCATTACTCCATTAGTAACATCTTTGAATTGATACTTAAACCAAGCAGATAATTTCTTCATATCTATAACTTTAGTTTCCACTTTATTCTTATTTCTAAAGAATCTTCCAATATAATATGTTTCTGGTACTACGTGGTCTGCTGTTATTATAAACATATTAAATCCATCTTCAATATCCATCATAGAATAGTTAAAGAAAGATATTGCAACTTCATATACTATATTCGCATACGGAGTTTCATATAACCATACCCAAACATCATATGATATGAAACTATGCTTTTTAGAAGCTATTACTACGTTATAATCTTCTATGTCTACTCTACGTTTATCTATATCAGACCTGAAGAACATGTTTCCTTTATCATCATAATCAATACTGTACATATATAGATTTTCATTAAATGTACTCTCTATCTTCACTCTAAAAGCTTCCTTATCCACTTCTTTGAGCTTATGTCTTAATTGGTTATAAATATCTATGATAATAAGGTCGTAGCTAAATAACACGTCATTAGGCCTTATAAACATCACTTCCTTAGCTAATGTTTCATTCATATATATCAGACACCTCCACTTTTATAAATAGTCTGATTATAAACCATAGTGGTCTGATTATCAGTAAATGTATAAGTATCCCTAATATTACTAATGGAATTATTAATATAAGACTTAATATTAATCTAACTACACTAACTAGTTTTATAACAGGTAGTACTACATATTTTAACCAAGTTAATAAAAAGAAACTATTTGTAACATTTACTATTGCGTTTATGAATTTAGTGTCACTGCTTATCATCGTTATCTCCTTTTCTTCTTCTGTTCTAATATAAATTTACTATCAGGTCTATATCCATAACTATAATATTTGTATATAGGTTCTGGTATTTCCCTGTAATGTACTTGAGAATACATATCTGTATAAATATCCTCTCTTACTTTTTTACTATGGTTTGCAATTACTTTTGGAAAACTCAAATCCAGTCCTTCAAATACCAGTCCAGACTTTCCTCCAATACGTGCAACTCTACTGATATTTTGCATATAATCAGCTGTACCAAAATTGAATTCTAGGAATATAAGAGCACGAAGATTCTTATTATCATATCCACGTCCCATAGATTTAGTCGTAGTAACTATCCACGGTTTAGTTTCACTTATAGCCTTTTCTTTCTTATTTATAGTACTGTTATATATACCAATGTCTTCTTCTTTAATACCATAATAATTTATGAGCTTATCCTTTACTATTTCACAATTTTCTATACGTCCTACATATAATGCTATACTACCTCCGTCTTTTATTAAAGTACGAAGAGGACTATCATCAGATTTATAATAGTTCTTCATTACATAATCTAATAATACATCCTTTCTGGCAATATAATCATTATATCTCACTTTAAAAAGCTTCTCATCATTCATATGCATTAAGAAGTATTCTCTTTTAGTAGGACTGAACTTATACTTAATAACATAACATTCTCTATTAACAGGAAGTCTTACATCTGCTCCTAGAGTTTTAGCATGTTTATATATCATTTGAAATATATTATCATCTGGTCTCATATTTTTAAACTTAGTACCAGTTAAGTATAAATTATATTTAAAGTTCCCCCAACATTCCAAGAAGTATAAGTTCTTAACGTAAGTATCGTATTCATCCATTATCTTCATATCACATTTGAATTTATTGAATATTACATTTGTGACATTCATCATTCCATATCTTTTTATTAATGATTGAATCATACTATGTGTTAAGAATATTCCATTTACTTTCTTATAGTCTATTTCCATAAACCCTTTAGATTGGTCCAGTCTTAAGAATCCCTCAGATGTTCCAAAGTAATCTACAAAAGCATCATAAGTTTGCTCTACTAAATCACTACTATAGACTATAAACATAAACTTACATTTCATCTTAGATACAATAGCAGCACTCATAAATGTTTTACCAAATCCTGGTCTTGCACAAACGCAGACTCTTTTATCTGGTTCATTTTTAAAATGTTCTACTGCTCCTTTTACTATATCTTTCTGATGGTTCATTTCTTTATATTTAAGTGGACTATACTTTACTTCTTTATTATCATTTGGTATTATTATTTCTCTATAGAATTTACCTTTAATTAAACTTTCTAATAATTCAAATTTGATTTTGGGGATGCAAATATGGTCCCCAATCTCAAAATATGCTGTCGGAACTTCTGCTTTTGTCATAAAGTCCAACACACTGAACTTACTACGTAAATTCATTGCTATTTCTTTACTTATGTAGCCACGTTCAATCCAATAAGCTGTTGATGTTTCGTAATTCATCTATCCTCCTATTGGCCTCTTGTTTTATTAACCTCACACATATATTCTCCCATACCATGTATGTTTGAATCTTTTATCTTTTTAAATCCTATTCCTGTTGCAAATTTTTGACATGTATCATTATAATCTGCAATTAATGCTTTTAATGTGTTGTGTCCTGTATATATGTTTACTTTACTTACTAACTTTGTAGCTATACCCTTATTTCTAAATTCTTCGTCTACGTATATAGTATCTATATACGTATGATATGGCTCTACAGCAAATGCTATAAAGCCTCTACAAATTCCATCTACTTTAGCTACAACACATCTAATTTTATGTTTATGATAATATGTCTTGATATCGTCTGCAAATGTTCCTATATTACGCATACGACATCCATATTCATTTTCATCAATACCATGATTTATATGGTCCTCACAGAGCCTAAGCTCTGCAAGGTATATATAAGGCATTTCATTTGTTCCAGCATGCTTTATTTCAATGTCCATTTTAATCCTCCTCATCGTCGCTGTAATCATCATCTTTTTGACTAACATCACAAATCTGTTTACATACTTCATAATTATATTCATTCTTCAATTCTATATCACTATCATAATCTTCACGAAGTATTCTTTGTAATTCTTTTGGTACATCTGCTTCTGTTAATTCTCTATTATCTACTATATTGTATAATACATCTGCCTCACAAGGCTCTACTACTGGTATTACACTTAAGATATTTGATTTAACATATCCATGATGTATCTTATTACTAAACTTCTTACTCTTATCTACAGAAGATGTAAGTTGATTTACGTGTATAATATCTATAAGCTCTGTCTTTTCAGTAGGCTTAGAAGATAAATCAGAAGCATCTCTCATCATAGCATTTACTATCATTTCATAATACATTGAATGGTCAAATGATACTTTAGTTTGGCAGTATTTATAGAATGAGCTTAATTGTTCTGCTCTTGTCATTGATGATAGTCCTGTTCTATCCCATTTATCTTCTGGTAATAGATATTTACTTGTAGAACTATGCATACGTAACATTACTTGAATATCTTTTGCAGTAAGTAATACACTGTCATTTGGTATATAGATAGTTAGAGTAAGTCCATTTAATTCTATTGGCTTATCTAATAATATATCTACATATTCGTCATTGATGAATAGTCTTTTAAATCTATATCCATCCATATCTCTAAGTTCTACCTTAGTTCCTACAGCAAATATAATCTTATCAAATTCAAAGTCTGTAATATAATCTGTATCTAGTATGAAGTCTAGTATATTTTCATAACGTTTTCCTCTGAATATTATTGGTATTGGTTTTACAAAGGCATTATTACTATGTTTAATAGATATTACCTTTTGGAATTTTCCTCCAATTACATGCATACCGTATTCATAGATATTATTTTTAAATATACCTGTATCTTGTAAGAATTTATTATTAGCTCCTGTACATACTTCACATACACAATTTACACCATGACAATGATGAAGCATACGTAAACTTACCATAGCTCCTATAAGGTCTGTTCTATTTAAATCAACATAACCTAATATATTGTATGTTATTGGGTCTACGATATATTTATATCTGTATTTTTGTAAATCTTTTGCACTCTTTATTTTGACTATTTCATAATCATGAGTTCCACAATCATGTACTACAGCTCTAGTTACATCTTTATTTATTTTAGTTTCTGTAAGAGCTACATTTATAAGTTTACCTAGTTCTCCTGGCTCTTGAACTTCATTCTTTCCTTTTATAACAGCTTCCAATGCTTGATTATCTAAGTGAACCATATCTGGTAGATTACGAAGTCCATTAAGCCATCCAGATATAGTATTATTCTTTACTTTACCTGGGTCTAATTGGTCTGGTTGCAGTCCTACTTGTACGAATCCCATTATCTGAAGTTTATTTGACTTAACGCCAGATTTCAAGAAATCAGATAATGGATGTACATCTGCTTTTATTATAGTATCATTTATGTATTCGTATTTCTTTTCCACAGTATATGGGTCATCTGTCTTCTTTATTACAGGATTTCTAAATAGCTCTGCGAACTCTGGATGTTGTTCGTATGCTCTTAAGTATCCCATTAGACTGTGGTCCATTGATAATGTTTCATTTGATACTACTGATAATCTGTGGAAGCAACTGAATATATCTCCCAATAAATGTGGGAGCATTACCACTGGATTATCTATTCTTTCTTTACAAAGTTCTATTACATGATTCATATAAGTATTAAATCTTCCTTTGTAATAGTTATCTCTGTATATTAATTCTTTCCTTATATCATGAGGTACATCAAAATCTTCCAATACTTCAAATATATATGTATTTAAAATGCATCTTGACTTTATACCCCGTAGAAATATATCTTTTTCTAATTTTACTATAACTTTTTCATCTGAAAGTGGATTGACAGCAAACTCTTTCTCCAACTCTCTCATCTTGACTAAATCTCTACGATCGTATAATAACATTTCTTTCCTCCTACTTTTTGATATAATTTTGATTAAACATCACAGCAGGATTTATTCCATACAATCCTAGTAATTCATATGCTAAATCTATAGATATATCTTTATTTCTTTCTATCTGCTTCTTAAGCATTCTAACTAAGCTTGACTTTCTTACCTGTTGTGATTTCATTAAAGGTATACTCTTTCCCTCAGAAAGAATAGTATTACAAACTACTCCTGTGAACATTGGCATTGCTACCAATGCAGGATTAGGTATTTTATCTAGTTTCATTTTTGTAGAAAACTCATTTGTACCATAACTTCTTAATGTACGTACTAACTCTTCAAAATGTTCATTAATAGGAACTATTGTGAGATTCTTTAACGGAACTCTTTGTCCATTTAATAGTATATTTTCCCCATCTACAAATACAGGGTCTTTAGAAAAGATATACGCATCATTTTTACCATTATTTTCAAACATAATAGCAAACTTATCTTGTGGTACATATTCATCAGTAATTACAAACTTTCCGTTATCTATTGTAAGGTATTTCATCATTCGTTCTCCTTCCAGTTGATATTTAAACCAATGGCATTCAAATACTCAGGTAAGCTATGAAGAGAGCTATTGTCATCTACTTGCATAGCATATAAGTCCGCATCATTTAATAATCCAGTTAAATGAGCTGTAAGTTGCACGTCCATCTTTGTTGCTTTCTTACTATGGATTGATTGTGCATCTCTTTTTGATTTAGACTTTTCTTCTGGTATACCTTTTGTAGTAAGAGTAACTTCCGATATAGAACTATTTTGATATTCTGGGTCGTGTATATCTCTGATAGTGTAAACGCTTCCTACTAAATGTTTATCAGTAAGAGGTCTAATTCTATTACCATCTCTATCACATACCCAAATAGTCTGTTCTTCATATCCCCATTTACTTAAAATACGCATAGCTTGTGCTCCACTTTCCATATCTATTCTTTGTTCATATGGCATTATAGCTATTGGTATTGCAGGATAGTTCATTAAAATAGTATCTATATCTTTATCTGAAAATGATTTATGTGCTTTTTCTAAATCAAATATGTTAAGCACTTCTCTATAATCAGATATAAGTCTTTTCTTTTCTTCTTTATCTGTTAATGTTTTATATTTTCTAGTCAAATACATACTCATTCCTGTAAGCCATTGTTCCCATAACACTCCTGTAATACTTCTTGCTATGTGAGCACTTACTGAGAATACCATATCTATTGGAGTTCCGTCTTCTGCTACTAGATATCCTCCGTAGACTGAGTTTTGACTTGTAGCTTTGCACCCGTGTTCATTACTGAATTTACATCCAATAGCACCAAAATCATACGTAACTATTTCCATTCTGATAAAAGGACACGTTAAAGCTTTCTTCTCTGTACGGAATTTGCTTATACTAAAGTTCTCATAAAACGCTATAACTTTATTATCACAATTACTTCTATCATATAATACATATGGTCTTAATGCAGTAGCTACTTTTTGTCTAAATTCTAAATATTCTAATCTATATCTTTCTAAAATAGGGTCGTTTTCTATTGGTTCGTTAGCAGTAACTTCAAAGTATCCAATATAGCTATTTGGCTCTACTATAATTTGACTATCTTCTAAACCTACAGGAGTGTCTGTAGATTGTGAAATACTACTAACTGTTTCTTCATCTTCCACTATTTTAAATATTACTGGTGTTTTTAATAACTTTCCTAATTCTGGTATCTTATCTGGAAAGTCTGATTTTATTATTTTATTTTCTAATGCTATGTTTACAGTCTTCATTTTGATAGTTCCTAGCTTTGCAAGAGCTGAATCAGATAGCTTAGCAGCATCATCAACTGTATCTTTATCAATAGTATTTATCATTACCAAGTTTACTCCATACTTCACTATATCTATAGTAGGGTCATATTGGTCTGGATATTCAATACAAAAGTTATCATCATCATCAGAAATATCATATTCAACTCCTATTTCTAATGCATCTAAATCTGTTCTTTGTATACAGCAAATTCCATTTGTATTTATGTATCCATTACTATCCATCAGATATATTCTATCATTTAATTTATAAATGTATATCTTACGATATTGATACACTATCTTATGAAGAAGTGTTATTTTACCCCTAGCTTTATGTATACAACTACTTCTACTAAGCATATCTCCATATAGTGCAGAAGATAATATTGGAACCTCTGCTTTAAGTGGCATTACCATATTATCAAATTGATTGACAAACATATCAACTCTCATACTATGGTCTTTATCGGCCAATGGAGATAATAATTTCGTAGTTTGATATTTAGCTAATTTTGTTTTAGACATATCTATTCTACGTCTCTTTTTAAATGGAGCTTCGACTGGAGGTTCTGATACCGTCGGTATATTCCTCACTATCTTTTTAACAGTCCTCATTTCTCTCATTTCTTTCTCCACTCTGTTAATGTCATCGAACGTTACTTCCCATTCATCTGGTTTAAATTTCATTTCCTTTCCTCCTTGTTGTGTCTATTTATTATATTGCAATCCAGCAATCACACCTGCTATAACTACAACATTACGTTTATAATCACTATAGTCAGTATATATAGTTATACTTTTAACAGTATTATCCGTATATCTGTTAATAGTAATAATTATTTTTGAATTAGCTAAGTCAACTATTATTGGTACATTTTTATCAGAACCAAGACACTCTAATACTTCCTTATTATCACTGTCTAATACAGCTTCGTATCTAGTAGCACCACTGTGCTCAAAAAAGATTATATTAACATCTCCTATAGTAAATTTTTCATTTCTTTTCATCATATATCACTCCTTTTAAATTGTAGTATACACTTCTTTCATTAGTTTGATTAAATAGGCATTATCAATACCTTTTATAAGTTGTTCTTCACTAGCATTCATAATCTTAGAATATGTAGCTAACGATTTTATATATGATTTGGTATTACTATTAATAACATCAGACATAAGTCTACATAGATATTCATATGCCTTATGGTTCTTATCAATAGTTCCTCCTCTTACAGATATACCTTTATCATTTTTATATAATATTATTTTATTATTAGATGTATCAGAAACAGTAAACTCTAACATATAATAATATGTATTCTTCTTTTTAAACTTTATATAATCTCCAAACTTAGAATACTTTGGTTTACTGTTATATAGAAATATCGCATCTCTTGCTATTTCTAATATATTTGCATCTTTAAGTTTATTTTCTTCTATAAACATATTTGTATACTTCTTTAAATACTCTTCAAATTTCTCTGATAGATTGAACTCAGAAGCTAAATCTCTCATTAAGCAACCTATCGTTATATTTCTAGCCTTTCTGTCAGCTTCTTTTAAATTTATATATGTCTCTTCAGATATAAGACCCTCCTCCGCCAGTATACTTACGTTAGCAGTGACCATGTCCCATTCTGTGATATTACCTTTATATGTTTTTATTTTCATTATATTTCCTCCAGTATCAACAGAATAAACATTTTCTCTTGTTGAACAACTAAGTGTCAAGGTAACTTAAGTACCTCCTGAAATATTTAATAGATTTGGAAAAATTATAATAAGCAAACGGGTTTTTACTGCGGTTTGCTTCTACCGTTAGTTAATGTCTTAGAAATGCATAGTTAGAAGAAGATTTAAAATTTTATTTCATATAAAGTACCTGAAAATTTCTTTTTTTTGGTATTAAGTTATCTTGACGACAATAAATATGTCACGAGCAATCCTTTTAAATGTATATAATCCCCTTATTCAATTAAGGGGATTGCATTTAATTACGCCGTACAAAAATGCGATAGGTAACTCTGCATTACATGAGTTACCTTTCAACATAATTATAAGTACGTCCTTGAAGCATGTCTCTGACAACGTGATATCTTAACCCGACTACATCTGCTATTTGATTTAAAGTGTAGCCTTTATCTCTAAGGTCCAATATTTGCTTTATTGTATCTTCCTCTAAATAAGGTAGGTTTTTTATTAACCGTTGTGCGTGTGCAACGTTTTCCCGTTGTGATATGTATTCAAGATTTGAAAGTGCACTATTAGTCTTATCACCATCTATATGATTTATAATCACACCTGGGTCTTGTTTACCTACAAATGTATGCATCACTACTAAGTGTATCTTAGCCATAACTTTCTCAGCTCTATCACTCATAAGATCTACTCTCAGATATCCTTTTCCATCTCCGAATTTTTTTAATGGAACATCAGAACCTTTTCTGTATATATTTCCATCTTCATCGACTTCATATTTATTAAATATTTGGCCCTTGAGTATAACTGTCTTTCTCATACTCAATCATCTCCTTTAAATTAATTACAAAGATGATTGTCAATTATAGGGAATTATGCACTTTTGATATTTTGAAGTTTTTGAATGTCTGCTTCTGTGAGGATGTCTTCGTCTTCTACCTTTGTATCGACATTAAGTAATTTGTATACTGCTAAATAAGAACCTTCTATCAAGTTAAATGATTCGTTAAATGTACCTGATATTGGGTTGTAAGTTCCTCTCTTTGGATTAAGAGCGAAATATGTAGGAAGTATAGATTTTCTTGCTATATTAAATAGTCCTTTTGTGTCTCCGTCAAAATCTCCATAGTCTGCCGCATCTACAGTAATGGCATTAAATCTAAGCACTTGTTCTCTATCATTTGTAAGTGCTATGATTTCTTCTGAGTTTTGACTGAACATATATATACAAGGTGGTCTATAGGATAATATAAAGTTTTTCTTATCCTTTCTCAAGTCTATTAATACTTTAGTCATAAGCTTACAATCAAACTCATTCGGTATATTAGACCTCATTCTATTAATAGATTCAGGTGTTACTCCATACCTATCGTAATATTCTCTAAATGGACCGATAGTTATTTCTCCAAATATTCTATAAGGAATAGTACACACATCTAATCTACTATTGAATGTAAGACCCTCTATAATACATCTACAACTATTATTCATTCTCTTACTAACAGTCTTACCTCTAATCAGAGACTCTTTACCATCTCCAATTTCATCCATAATGACATTCATTATCTGTTCAAATTTCTCACTTATATTTTGTAAATATATCTTCTTCTTATTCTGCGAAGCATATTCACTTATGTTATTTAGTTTGTTTATATTGTCACTGATGATAATATAATACTTATTTAACTCATGTGTTCTTACATCTGCTTTACCACTAATACTTTCTACAACTTGGTAATGTCTAAAGTCTTTTGATATAACTGGTATTGCATTAGTCATTGCTTGGTTTATAGTCGTCATAAAGAAATTCTTCATTTCTGGCTCTACATATGCTTCTATAAACTGTACTAAGTTATTTCTATCTTGTAATTCTAGCATATTCCAGGATTTACGCTTAATCCCATCTCTTTTATTGCAATTAAACAAATCCTTCTTAATCTCTTTCTCCGATATAGAAGTCTTCTTTGCATATTTAAAGAACCGTGTAAGCCACGTCGGATTAAACACTTTAAAATTCTTTGATATAATCCAACCTCTCACTTTTTGTACAGGAGTTACTAATGTTCCACAATGTTCACAAGTTCCTCCAGGAGTACTACTTACAGTTCTTCCACAAGCACAACTACATCTTTTAGCTTGCACTTGCTTAGGGTCGTCTGAACGAAATCCAAACTTATAACTGAATATACTGTCTTTACTTATTAATGAGTCTCTTTCACTATCTATATTATCATAGTTAATGTTAGTATCTATAATAAACCCTTTACCAGATTCCATATCTTTCTTATAAAGCTCTTCTAAGTTTATGGTATCAAAACTCATACCATATTTTATCTTTACACTCTTCTTATTCTCTTCTACTTGTTTAACAGTAGCTTCGTATAAAGCTTTTCTACCTGATGGAATACCAGATAGGGATTCTACCACTGGTGGTAAATAAAAATTCTCAATCATTTTCTTTCCTCCTTTTTGCTTTAATCGTATTCAATAAAACCTAAATACGACCTAATATATATAGTTATCTGGCTAACAAAAAAATAAAGCAGGGAATTTTACATCCCTGCATTATAATTTTATTGTATAAAAAAGTTAGAAAGTATGCTTAATTTTATACGAAGTTCTACTACCAACATATGTAAGCAACGTATTAATACGCTCCAATTCTTTCATACATTCGCTCTTTTCTTTAATAAAGTCACAATCATATTGAATTCCTTTATCAGAAACTTTAAGAGTCTTATAATATCCAAATAACCTATTATTAAGTCTTCCTCTAGATTTAGCTATAACCACTACTGATACTGTGAAAGGAACTTTAGTTTGCTTAGATAACTCTGCTAACCTTTCATCTATCATATTTGTAAATGGACTTTTGTAGTTAAATGGAAAATGAAATATAGGAAATTCCTGTAATATTCTTTTATCATTTACTATTTCAATCATATTTACATATGGATAATACGTATTCTTATTATAATTTTCAGCACGTATTATATTAATAGCATTCATCTTTACTCTGTTATCAGTACAGTTTGTTATGTCTATTGCTATATTAAACTTTATAGCTTTTGCTGGATAGTTAAGCTTTTGAGCAAACGTATCACAGATGTCATCGTATTCGTATAATATCATTTTCTTCCTCCTATTTATAATACTTTATTCTACTCATATCTAATGGTAATCCAAGTCCAAACATCGTAGCAATAGATGCACAGATGCTTTCTATGGCAACCTCAGATATTTTTACTACTTCTTTTTGCTTAGCTTTAAATTGAGGAGATTCCATTCCGAACTCTTCAAATAAGTTATTTAATTCTTGTTTATATTCAGTTCCTACTGTATCAAATACATAATTAACTATATCTCCTGATTCTATTCCTACAGCCCTGAACACATTAGTATAACGATTACCTTTTCTAACAGAAGCCATGAAACTTTCAAAAGGATTATCACTGTTGAGATTGCTATCACTACCAGAAGAGCTATCATCAGAGGAATCATCAGAACCAGACTCATTGTCGTCACTTGATGCAAATGGATTTTCAGACGAATCTGAGCTAGACTCTCCATTATTCGCTTCGCCGCTGTCTGAGTCTGATGAGAATGGGTTTTCACCATCTGTAGAAGATGTATTCGCATCTCCAGAAGAGGAATCCCCATCATCTGAACCGAATGGATTTGAATCGTCGCCGTCAGAGCTTGATTCATTCTCTCCAGATTCTTGTTCACCTTCTTCAGAGTTTTGATCGTCGCCGAAAGGATTTTCAGTATCACCCTCTCCAGTACCATTATCCCCTTCTTCATTTTGCTCTCCAAAAACATCATCATCTTCTTGCACATAGTCGTTATCCTCTTGTTCGGCTAACTCCTTATCTTCTCCTTGTTTTTCTTTTTCAAGTTTAAGTATATATTTAGCCAAATCCCTAATTTCAGTACTATGCTTTTTAGATAGGTCTTCTATCATATCTGCAATAATACCTGAAGTTATATCCCCATCTTCTTCTTCAAAAGCAGCTTCTCCAGCATCTTCCATAGAAAATCCTTTTTCAAATCTGTCTTCAGTAGTGCTGAATTTACAGTTATGGTCTAATACAAACTTTTCAGAAGCATAGTCTATATGACTTACAGCTGTTTCTAATACAGGAGTAAGTATATTTCTAGGTCTTCTATCTAGCATATTTCTTATATAATCATAAGTCACTCCCATATTTTCTAATGCAGATGCATTAACTCTTTCATTTGTACCTGGATTTATGTTAGCAATTATACTACCAAATACTCTTGTAGTAAGTTTATCTCTAAGTTGTAACATATCCAAATCTACACTAATATTATTCATTATAATATCCTCCTTATAAACTATTTATAAAATCTTTATCTTGTAACAGGCTTTTTAATACTATTGTATTAATACCTGGTGTGATACTTGCAACCATAGCAAATATTTTCTTATCTTCTATAACTCTAGCGATAAGTTCCTCATTAGTTTCGCATTCTTTTCTAATAGAACGTATATAATCCTTCGTGTTCTGTAACATCTTCTTCTCCTTCATCTACTATTAAATATTTACTTACTAAATCAGTACATATTTTATTTCCCTTAGTGATAAGTAGTAATACTTTATTTTGTGCATCTCTCTTAGTATATGTTCTTTCATTCATATTCGCCATGTTCTTTATATCTTCCGCAGACCATTCTTGTAATACTTTTTGCGTACGCTTAAGTAATGCTAATAACTCTGATTCTCTATTCTTACATAGCATTTGCTGTCTATCAAATATTTTACGCATGTGTTTTACATGTTGCTCAAATGTCAATTTATGTATTCTTCTGTATTTGTCACATATCATGTATGTATAATATTTTGCACTACGTTGTATATTCCATTCCATATACGCATTTATTTGGTCAGTATAATAAATAAATAGCTCAACTCTTTCGTTATCAGATAAGACTTTAAAGCAGTCAGTATCAGCTATGTTCCAAGCATCATCTAAACACACTCTAAACTCTGGCTCAAATAAGATATCATTGTGTATTTTTATCATATTATCTACGTCGTTTATACTCATATCATGTATCTGCTCATTCTTATATAATGTTTGTAGCCGTTTATTAAATTCTTTCTTGAACTTTCTAGCGGTTTCGTTTGTAGGTCTTTTATATGCATGAAGAACGATTACATAGGGACTTATTATAACAGTATCTTTAAGAATACTTCTATTATATACATCCACAAATACTTTCTTCATAAGTTCCATATTTACCATAGCTACAGCTCCAGAAGCCATTGTACGTGGTCTGGAGTCAGTAAATGGTGCTCCATATAAAACTATCTTTATACCTTTATTTAGATTTATATCTGTAAATTTCTTTTTTATTTCTAGTGGAACAGACACTTCCTCAGCATAATCACGGGAAGTGTCTCTATTCTTATATTTTGCTTTAGACGCCATATAATCAATCCTTTATATCATTTTATAGTTTCCTGAATTCATTCTCAATGATGACATGTAGTCACGCATAGATGCTCTAAAGCTTCCATATCCATTTCCTATAGTATTAAAGAAAGATTCTACAGCAGCTTCTGCAAAAAACGCAAATAATCCTTTCGGCATCTTTGAGAACACAGTATTTTGTCCACACATTGTAGCCAACATATTAAACGAACTCATAGGATTCCACATAGCTCCTAAGAAGTATGAAGAGTTTGTTTTTATACTCCAATACTTATTAAAATCTGGCATTGTAGATTGTGTGTATATAGGGTCTATTTGTAGCGTTATATCCAATTCTGTAGGCACTCCAAATGTAGTTTGGAATGTATTATCAGTCTTAACACTCATATTACTTATAACAGCTCTAGGACAGTTTATAACTCCTTTAGAGAATGCTGCACAATATAATGCAGATGTAGGAATTATTAATGTTTGTCTAGGCATATTAGCAGGGTATACATATGGTAATAATAATGCTAGAGTGAAATGAAGTCTAGCAAGACTATATCTATCTGAAGAAAGAGCCATATCTCTAATACTTACAGAGTAGCTGAAGTTACTTCCGCTTCCTTGTTGTACTTTAGGAATGTATAAGTTTGATATAAGAAGTCCTCCTAATACGTTCCCATTATTATGATAAGCCCATTCGTTAGTCATCTCTGCAACTAAGTCCATATTATCGCCCATTTCTGCAACTCCAGTTTGTCCGTTAGCATTTGCTCCGTCTCCAGTAGCTGCTCCATCTCCAGCTGGTGCTGCAGCCTGTCCTCCGAATTTATTAAGAAACGAACTTGCAGCTCCTAATATACCACTTTTCATTCCTTTCTTAGCTCCGACGATACTATTTTCAGCTATTTTAGAAACTCCTGTTTCTATACTCCAGCTATAGTTTCTATCAATAGGTCCATTACAGTAGAATACAGTATAAGGAGCAGTCTTTAAATAATAATCATCTTTATCAGCATTCATTACATATTGAATAAGTGTAAGCATAGAAGCGTCGTGCATTGCTCTAGTAGCGTGCATAAAGTCTTCGTCTTGAGATGTGTCAGACAGAGAGTTACTCAAGCTGTCATTAAATAACACATTTCCGGCATTTTTAAGCTTGTCACCCCATCCTCCTACTACACCTTCTAATTTATCAGCTCCACTTAAAAGTGTATCTTTAAATGAATCATATTTGCTCTTCTTATCACTACCACTAGAAGCTTTTTCTTCAGCAGCATTTTTCCTCATAGCTTCTTCAAATTCAGCTAATTCACTTTCTTCTTCGCTATCAGAAGCCATATTTTGTAGTATAATATTCATATCATTAGTAGCATATACGTTATTAACTAAATAATCTGGTAAAAATCTTTTCATATTTTCTTTAGCTTCAGGATTCTTAAATCCTCCAAACATATTAGTATTAAAGTTTTCTATTCCAAGAGAATAAAATATAGCTTTAGCATGTGCTTGAACATTACGCCAATATCTTTTTGCAGCTATCTTTGCTGTAAATCCGTATGATGCTAAGTTAAGTCTTTCTTCTACGCTATCTATAGTTTTTACTATTGAAGAATATCCTCCAGAGAAGAAACCTCCAGTAGCTCCAGATAAAGCATATCCAATAGTATCTGTAATATTAGGACGTAATTCTATAGGCATAAGAACTAAGAACTGTCCTCTTTCTAATACTCTTTTAGTATAATCTCTTCCGCATCTTCCAAGTTCCCAACTGTTTATAGTTCCAGAAAGCTCACTATTATGAAATAAAGGAGGAGGGTCTACTACGTTATCAGCCATATAAGGAAGTCCCACTATACCAGATATAGCATGTAAATCTATAGCAACATCTACAGCAGCAGATACTTCATCAGAGTCTTTATTAACAACTCCAGCACTTTTAATAGAAGCCAGTACTGCATCATTAACTTTACCATCTCCTATCATACCAGCTGCAGCTGCAAATGATAAATCATCTGGTACGTGTTCTAGCATACGTCTATTGGCAGCTTGCTTAACTTCATCTGTTCTACGATACGCATTCTGCTTTTTAATAGCAGCAAGTCTTTCGTCTACATTTCTATCTAATAGCTCTGCATTTGTACTACCAATTCCATTAATGGCTGCTAAACTATCTGCAACAGCCTCTTGCTTTGCACTATTAGATTTACTAGAATCTTTAGGAGGGGCTTTATCCGCCCCTACATTTCTACCATTCTTTTTATTATCATTGTAATTAGAGTTACCTTTTGATTTACCCTTACCTTTACCTTTGCCCTTTCCTTTCTTACTATTTCCTTTCGGAAACGTAGTCTTCTTATTTACAGGACTACCAGAACCGGTTATATCATTTTCTATAAGCATTCATTACCTCCTTTATCTACCAGCAGTCGAAGCTGCATCTCTCATTGTACTTGTATTATTGCTCTTTACTACATCTATAAGTTTATTTATAGATTTGTATATTTGGTCTAATCCTACTACTATAGCTTGTGTTTGATTAGCAGCTCCTTTAGTTAATGCTTCCATAATCGCACTAGCTTCACTACCAGATTTAGTATTAGAAGATTGTGATTTAATTGGAGCATCATAGATAGCAGTTCTATCAGAACCACTTCTAGTAGCTGGAGTTACTGGTTTCTTTGGTTCTTCTTTATAAGTTCCAGCTGCTTTATTTTGTACTGATACAGAATTAGGCATTTGTACTTTACCATCTGCACCTATCTTTACATTACTATTTTGTGCTGTTTGTGATCCCATTTTAACTTTACCATCTTCACCTATAGTAAACCCAGCTGGTAATGTACTGCTAGATTTCACTGTAGTTGCAGCTGCTTTATTAGTAGATGCAGCATCAGATGTCTTACCAGCAGATATTCCGCCTTTGGTTCTATTCCATAGACTGTCAGATTGATTACCAGCTGTGAGTATATTAGTAGTTGCAGCAGCAGTAGTTGCTGCTTTTGTATCTGTAGTAGTTGTTGTAGATGATGTAGTAGTATTAGCTGTAGTTGTAGGTGCTGAGACACCTCCGTTTAATTCTACTGCATTACCTTTTCTAACATCTCCTATTATTTTACCTGCTTTCATACCTTCTTTTTTCAATATAAAAGCAAATAATCTATTCTTTTGCTCTTCAGACATTTCTGATAAAAATGGGTCTGCTCCAACAGCAGCAACTGCTTGTTGTCCGTATTGAGCTGGGTCATTTCCACCGTGTCCTTTTGGAGCATATCTATAGAACATAGTTGAAACTCTATTGAACTTAGGGTCCGCATAATAATTTTTATTACCAACTACGTTTTTAACCATCGCTCTATATCCAGCTGCTTCAGAAGCGAATATTGCGAATTTTCCACCATACATATTATTAGCTTCTCCTATATAGCCACCTAACACATTCTTAACATAATTTCTACTCTTATCACTAGATATTATAATATTACCTGGGTTATTATATCTCCAGTTAGCATTTCCTCCAACTTTTGTATAAGTACTTCCATCTATTCTAGTATATACTGCTGCTATCTTACCGTCTATCTTTGTTACTTGAACGCTAACTGCAACGTCGTCTGTTAATGTATATTTACCTAGAGAAACACTTCCAATTCCTCCAGTGTAACCAGATGTTCCATATTGATTATTACTTCCTCCTAAAGCTAAAGATGTGTATGAACTAGGAGCATTTACATTACTACTTCCAGAGCTTCCATATGCATTAGATGCAGCTGAACCTCCTCTATCACTTCCACTTGGTGAACGATAACTTGTAAGCGTAGATGCAGTTCCTTCCGCTACTTTTTCTCTTCCATTATTTTTAGGGTCTGCTTCTTTGCTATCTCCTTCCATTTTCTCATTTTCTTCTTTTGTTTCTTTATCAAGATTCTTTTCAAGTCTAGCTGCTTTTTGTTCATCTCTATTAGCATCTGTTTTAGCTTCTCTTAATGATTTACCTATTCCAAAGAATTCTACTAAGTCATCCCATGTGAATATAAGTCTAAGAACTTCTATAAGCACTTCTGCGGAAAATCCTAAGAATCCAGCTGGAGTTAATTTAAGCATATTTAATAATAATTCAGGTCCAACATCATACATCATCTTAGCAAATGCAGTCATTATTCTTGTACCAGTAGGTACTATATCTTCATTTACTTTCAATAATTGTCCAGCATGTTTATAACCTTGCCATAACGATACTGCAGCTTGACCTAGATTCCATATTAATCCAATACCAGGTAGTTTCTTTAAGAATGAGCCAAATCCTTTTTTAGCTCCTTCTTGAGCTGCTTTTTTAGCAACATTTCCAGCTTTCCTTTTAAATAGTTTAGATATAGCATTTATAACAGGCTCTATAGCTTTATTCCATCCTTTATCTATGATAAATTTACCTATTTTACCATTAGGATCTAGTAATAAATTCTTAAATTTTCCTAGAGCGGTCATTAATCCTTTAACTATCTTGTCTGCTCCGACTAGCTTTCCAGCTGTGGATGCTATTTTACCTACGTGCTTAATACTATACATAGCAGATTTAATACCAAGCTTAGCAGAATATTTAGCAACTGGTAATGCCATTTTTCCCCATCTAATAAGAGACCTAGTTCCATTAATAGCTTTAGAATAATCTCTAAAATGTCCATTATCAACTACTTCTCCAGTTTCAGGGTCTATAGTTTGTTCTTTTTCATCATCTAGCATATTATGTAATGTGTTTCTGTTGAATTGTTTAAATCCAGTTCCAAATATTTTTCCAGCGAATCCTAGACCTTTCCAAGCAATACCCATACCTAATGCAGATACTAGTAACTTAGGTATAAGTCCAGCACCTAGACCGAATGAGCTTTTTAGTAATCCTTTCTTAGATTGACCAGCTGCTTTAGTAGTACCGTTAGTTCCATCTGCATTTCCACCTTGAGTATTTTCAGCTGTCTTAGCAGTATTTTCTTTTATTGCTTCAATATTTGCTTCTTGTTTATTTTGTTCTTCTTGTGCATCTGTAGTTTCTTTTGAATTCATCAGTTGATTTAATACAGATGTATATTTTCCAGAACCTTTATCTATACGTCTTAATAAAGATATTATACGCTTAGCATGTTTCTTGTCATTTGCACCAGAAACCATACTAAGTCCTAATGTAGCTATTAACGCAGACATATCTTCTTTATCTTGACCTTCTTCCATTTTTGAATATAAGTCTTCTAAGACTTGTTTTAATCCAGCACGTTGTGAATCATTTTGCAATATACCTGTAACGTTTCTGATATTATCGGCAGCTGATTTCTCTCTTCTAGCACGCTTTCTACTTCCCATTTTGGCTCTTCTACGACCCATACCTGAGAATATTCCATCGTCTTCTGATAATATAGGTTCTCCCCTTCCGAAGTCTACAATGGAACCATCACCACGCATAGTCCAATTTTCAGCACTAGCATTACCAAGTTTGAACATAATGTTTTCTTTAGATAGTTGTACTATTATAGTGGCTCTAAGAGTAATATCTGATATAGATATCTTTTCTTTACGACCTTTACCCATAGGGTCTATCATAGTGATAGTTCCGTCTTCAGTAGGTTTAGCACAGAATACAAAGTGTCCTGTACCATTATAGTTATTTAATAATATAGCATAAGCACATTCTTCTCCATTAGCCTTAAAGAACTTTTCATTAAATATATTATCTTTAGAAGATAATACTCTATAGTTAAGTCCAAGCTTGTTTGCTATAGTTGTAAAGAAACTATACATAACTCCACTACTATTACAATGCATATTAGCATGTACTGCTAAAGAGTTTTGACTTATTTCTTTTATCTTCAAATAATGTAATATGTTATTCATCGTAGCAACACTACATCCTACAATACTTCCACTTCTTCCTCCAATAGTAACATCAGAGAAATCATCCATTCCCCAAGTAGCTTTAGATTTAGTTGCTCTTATATTAAGATATTTTTCTGGAATAGCTCTATCTGATACTATTCCTTTATATCCCATTCCAGATGAAACATTGTCATCTGGTGCAGCAGAGGCTTTTGCGATAAAGTCTCTAACTTTCTTCATCTCTTCAGCTGTCTTTTGACCAGTTACACGTTTATCATCTTCACCTCTTCTAGTAACGCCGTTAACATAATTAACATAGTTACCGCTGTCTAATATTTGACTTGCTAGAGCATTCCATCCATCTACAGAACCTATAAAGTCCGCAGCTGATTTTTCATCTATGACTACTTGTTTATTTTTAAATAAATTTTGGACATTCTCCATTATGTTCTCTGTAGTCGTATTCTTATACGCCTTACTAGTAACCATCTCATATAAATCAGGTATATTAGTTTTAAGCCAGTTATTAAAGTACTTTTGTTCAGCTTCAGTAAAAGGCTCTCCATCTTTTAATATATTAGACCCCATTGTATAGACTTCACTTCTAAGCTGTCTTAACCCATGAAGTTTATGTTTCATTATAGAGTAGCTTTCAGGAGGTACTCCCATGTATGCATTTAAGAATTCATTTGCAGCTGCTGCTTTCGCAACAGGGTCATCTCCTTTAAGTGCAGCTAAATATTTATCTCTTTTATTAGCGATATCTTGTAATTGAGAACCTTCCATACCAAGGTCTTTAGCCTCTTTCCAACTATCAAGAACAGACTCTTTTAATTCAGCCCATCTAGCAGCATTCTTTTCAAATTCAGCTTTCATAGCTTCATTAACCTGTTCTTTAGAAGACATACCAGTTATTTCTTGGCCTCCGATAGTCCTTGAATCTTTTCCAGATTCGATTATACGGTTCTGCATATCATTTATCATCTTATCAGCACCAGTAAAGTAATCTTGCTTCGCTAGTTCTGGGTCATCCACCACTCTATCTTGTGCTGCCTGAACTCCAGCATCGTATTCTTGTTCTATAGCCTCAAACCATTCTCCAAGTTGTGCCTCATGCTCTGGTCCAAGATATTTTTTAATAGCATCACGTATTCTTCTTTTATAGCTATCCATAGCTCCTAGTTGTTTTTCCACATCAGTATCATCTTCATCCATACCTTGTAATTCTTTAATAACCTTGTAAAACGCATCCTGAAGCTCTGCACGTTTTTTTGGACCAGCTTTATCATTAGCAGCTTCTATTTTTGGTAGCATCGCTTGTAATGCATTGGCATAATGAGCAGCAGGAGTGATGTCATTCGTTCTAGCTTTCCAGAACTTTTTAAATGATTTAGGTAATACACTTCCTAAGAGTTTACCAAATTTCTTAAACTTACTATCATCTTTATCTTTCTTACCCCATAACCATTCACCTAGACCACTACCCATCGATTTTTGCATAGCAGCACCCATGAACGCAACTGGAGCAAACCCCATTATACCTATTGCTTTTCCAGCAGGTCCTAACTTACTCATCATTTTATAGAATCCTGCTCCTGCAGCTCCTCCAGCCGCAACCGGCATTATTACATTCATAATCTTAGCCATTGCCTTTTGAGCATTAGTTGTCCCGTTACTGTCTTTTACTGTTGATTCAACACCAAACATCATTTCCATACTTTTTCTAACTACAGGTAGCATAGATGCTCCAGCCATCAATCCTCCAAGCATCAATGGTGCTTTAGGAGATGTGAATATACCTTTTTGCTTTAATATATTTCCAACCATATATCCAAGTAATCCACCAGTAGTCATTCCAGCTTTTCCTTCAAGTCTAGGGTCTTGCCATACGACTCTAAACATATTCATAGCTGCGGCAGCTCCTGCTCCTTTAACATCTGGAGATGAGTCTTGTGTCATTTGGTCCATATAGTCTGTAAATATCTTAGTATTTGACATACCATATGTATAGTAAGCTTTAGATAAAGCATCCCAGTCTGTTTCAAATTTACCTCCACTAGCTTTTATAAATGGTAATATTTGAGACGGATTATCTAATAGGGCTTTACCACCTATTTCAGGTCTTTCTCTAGGGTCCATCGCATTATAAGCAGCTCTAGTAGCACCATTTCTACTAAGAACTCCAAATATTTCACTAGCCATATTAAATTTATGCATTTCTATTTCTGTTTGTTTTCTAGCATCAAAAACTCTTTTTCTATCATTTGCACTGGCATTATCATCTAATTCTTCAGAAGCGTTCTTAAGCATTTCTGATATTCTTTTACCTTCAGAACCAAGTGCTGATAAATCTTCCCTATTAAATGTAGTATACATTGCTTGGTACTTTTCTGCAGCATACTCTTCTATATCTCCAGGTGCTTTTGTATTACCCTCTAAGAATGAATATCCAGCAGATGCTCCTCTAGTTGCATTCGCATAATCATCGTCTTCAAATGATGCTGCTTCTCCTATACTATTGTATACTTCTTCAGCTGTAGGATATTTCTTTTTATTTGTAGTAAATGGAGTAAATCCTCCTGTAGGAACTTTAATACGACCTTTACCCCTACCTGCTCCAACTACAGATGCAGCATTTATATAAACTACATTTGTGTTGATATATGTATTTTCGCTATTTATAGCAGAGTCTATAGCATCTTGCTCTCCCATAGTAAGTCTACTAAATAATCCTGGGATGTCAGCTCCCTCTTTACCAAGATTTTGAGCTTTATCTAGAAATTTATTTACCCATTTCTTAACATCTTTTCCACCTTTAGATAAACTACCTTCACCATAATGATGTTCTGTGTAATTTAAATTACCTTCCATGTAGTTATCTCTATAGTCACCTAAAGCAGCTCCTAAATCAGAAAGGTCTACCGTACCTCCTTGACTATTTCTATATATTATAGCATGGAATGCTTGTAAGTATGGACGCATCATTTCTTTACGAATAGGGTCGTATCCCATTTTATTTAAAATAGCATCGTAATCTACTTTCTTTTGAGCTAATGCTTGAAACGCTCTTTCATCATATACTTCTGTAAATCTCTTTACAAAAGCATTGAATAATTTAGGATTATTTAAAACACGCTTACCTTGTTTATTCTTTCCTGGTTTGAATAATACTTTAACAGCATCTGCTAAACTATCACTGTTTTCGCCCCATTCATCAATAACTTCTTCAAATAAATCTACAGTATCTGTTTGATTTTCTCTGAATGAATTTTTATAATCCTTTTGAGCATTAGCTTTATGTTCTTGAATAGCTAATTTACTTCTGGTAACGAATTTGTTTTCTTTCCAATCCCATAACTTAGCTTCATCTTTACGTAATGCAGCTAAGATTTCTGCTAGATATTCTGGAATTATTTCAGTTATAGACTTCTCTGCTCTTTGAGAATAAAAAGCCTTTCCAGAATAATCTTTTATTTCACGTGTATTACGATAAGTAATACTATTATATGACTCAAATCCTTTAGCAGCCATTCTATCAAGCTTATTACCACTAAATGACATCTTATGTATTTTGTCTTGGAAGAATTGAACAGGGTCTGTTTCCCATTCTCTAAACATTTGACCTATTCCGAATGGTAATATATCTAGCATTTTATCCTTGATATTATCTTTGATTATTTGCTCGATTTTACCATCTTCAACCATATCTTTAACTAAACCTACCATACTCTTAGCAAGTTCAAAATATCCATTCTTATCTACTTTCTTCCATAAAGCCATAAGTCCTTCCGTAGAAGCTGTAGCTAAGTCTGCTCCTCCTAAAGCTTTAGCCATAGTAGAATACTTCTTTTCATATTCTGGAGCATCTCCATTTTGCTTTGCAGCTTCTGGAGTTACTATAACTTTACCAATAGATACTATACTATTTGCTATCGTAGTAAGTAAGTCTACTTGTTGCTGTTGAAATTTCAATACAGCATTTTGGTATTCTAATGCATTTGTATTATTAACGACTTTTTCTAGTAATGAATTTCCATATGATGCATTGGAAATTGCTAGAACGTCTTTTTTAGAAGCACGTTGTTCTTGCGTCCTAGTATCGTATGGGTTCGGATAACCATCATAATCATTACTTAATTTTAGTTTAGCGTCTTGATATTCTTTATCGTACATCTTATTAAGTTCCGATGCATTAAGATCGCCTTTACCACTACGTTCTATATCAATCTGTGGCTTGCTTTTACCTAAATTATTAGTTTCTTTATCTAATACGTCATCAGCAGCCTTTTGAACTTTAGTTCTTTCACCAAATAACGGCATATTATTACCCTCCTTTTATATCTTATATTTCACAGGACATTGTTTGGGTCTGAGGCTGGATAAAGTTATGAAAACGATAATTATATATATTTAAGTATCTTTATAATATTACTTAGTTCTTTCCTCAATTTAATATATATGTAGTATCAAAAGAAAAGTTACTCACACACGTGAGTATTTTTTTTTTGACGTAAATAAATGCTAATACCCCGAATTAAATCAGGGTATTAACTATATTAACATACCAAAAAAGGTATAGTTATTTAATATATAATAATAGCTCTTTATCTCCGAACCCTACTGACTCAAGCCATTTAAGTTCGTTATGATGTTCTATATAATCATTATTATTAACTATATCTTTTTTCTTGATTCTTACATGTCCTATAACTGTATCTATATAATTTGTAGCTATATCTTCAAATCTACCATGTCCTTTTATATTATTTAAGTATGGTTGCTTAGTGTATCTTATAGGTATCCATAATATATGTTTACCATCATTATGAATTGGAGCTATTCTAAGTTCTCCATCTATAAGAGTTCTAAGCTCTGCTGAGTTTATAATATATGCACTCATTTCTACTTTTTCTAATACTGCTTCTGCACTATATTCTAATAAATAATGAACATATTTATCTGATGCATTATTTAAAAGCATATCTCTAATACTTTCTATAGTATTATATACAGCATTTGTATCTGCACTTATAGATACTACTTTAAGCATTATAATTTTATATGTAGTGTCAAATAAATTAAATGACGAATGCACATTAAAATTATAGTTATCCATTTCCAATGTTATACTTTCAGTCAAAGAATTAGATGTTTCTAAAACTGCATATGGTGTTTCTATAGCAGTATTACGTAGATTTATATTTCCTATTATCTTACTTCCAGCATTAATCTTATCAATTATAAGTTTACATTCTGGACAGTCGTGTTTATCTTCTTTTTCTTCTTCAGTTTCTACAGCTTCCTTAGCTACGTAATCATCATTATATTCAAGTTCTACTTCTTCTTTTTTTACTATAGTAGCTACTAAATTAAGTTTAAGAGTGTGAGCTCCGATTTGGTCTCCATATTTCTTCATAATAGTTTTAAGCGTCTCAAATGGATTTTTATATCCATCTTCGGCTGTTCTTTGATTTTGTAATAATCCATCATCTGAAACGAATTTTACAAAGTTTTCTTTTACATTCATACTAGGAAGAAATGGAGGAAACTCAGTCATAATAGTAGTAGCATTTTTTATAAAAGGAACATCTGATTTCCTTATGGTGTTAAGTACTATTCTTTCCATAATACCTCCTTTATATATCTGCTCCATATAATCTATATTTAATTCTAAGTTTTAGAAATACTTTAGAAAGCTTTTCATCATTTGGATTTTTATCTAAAGTATTTGCTATACGTTGAAGTAATTCTAATCCATTTTTAAGAAACTCTGCGTTTGGTTCTGGTCTAACTCCATCATTATATGTTTGTATAGTCCAGTTAGCAATAGTGTAAGCAAAACTACAGGCAGTGCTTCCTACTATAGTTTTATCTTTATAATTAGTTTGAACATAGCTAGAGGCTGCACAATATGCACAAAATCCTATTCCAGGACAAGTACTACAGTCTCTACCCAGTTCAGATACTATATTAGAGTCTTCTTCAAATGCTTTTGTTTTAGCATAAGACTCTTCATTTATTTCTTTTGTGTTTACATTGTAGTAAACGTGTTTATCTTTATCTGTAAAGAAATGACATGGACTACAATTCCCATTCGGGTCTACAGCCATATTACGTCTTGTGAAAGCACATCTTGAATGTTGTTTCCATAAGTAGTCATCTACATTTAATAACGAATCCCATATAAGAGGATGCAAATCTCCATTTAGATATATTTGATGGAGCTGTTCAAGCATATCCAAAAGAGCTTCCTCATCATGCGGCTCTGTGTGTATACTATGTTCACTATTATAAGAACATCTATAATTTTTAAACATCTTTATTAATTCATTATCTAAACATACTGTTTCTATAAGATATTTTATATTTTCTAAAGATACTACATGATGAATATGTATATGAACATTTTCTCTGTCTTTGTATTTATATAATGTATACATAACATTATTCAATACATCATCAAATGTTCCATTATTATGTAAATCTTTTCTACATATATCATGTGCTTCCTTACATCCATCTAAACTAAACTGTATTTGAAGTTCTTCAAAGTTATCTGCAATATAATCTAATACATGTTCTACTTCCTTAGTTTCATATCCATTAGTTATAATTGATATAACTATATTATTTCTTACATCATACAAATCTTTTAAGAACTTCATTATATCATCTGCTATTTCAGGTAATAAGCTTTCTCCTCCAAATAGAGTTATGCTTTCTATACTGGAATAGTTCTTTACTAAATCTATTATATTATATGCTGTTTCTTTTGTAAATACCGATTTTTTATCTTTTTTCTCATAGCAATAAGTACATCTCATATTACAAGCTTTAGTAGTCGTAAGTTCTATATGTTTAATTTCTTCTAGTTTCATATCTCTATTTCTCCTGTCGATAATAAATATGATATAATACGCATTTCACATTGCTTTTCAAATAACTCTTTATCTTTTACATACAATGGAATACCTCCTGAAACACTGCATCTATTTCTACAGTATTTATGTTCAAGTATACATCCCTTACATATAGGAAGTGGTCTATCTTTATGAACTGCAAACATATCTGCCATTTCATTTACAGCAAATAAAATATCAGGTATTTCTGTTATTTTAAGACCTAAGTCTATATGACCAGCAAATCCATGACACGGTAATACACTCAAGTCTGGCTGTACTGTTATAGCTCTGTCTAAAGCACACGTATCTTGGTCAAACTGTTCTGACTTAATATTCTTATGAAATAACTCTTTGAGTATTTTCAAGCAAGTCAAATAGTCTTTAGTATCTACAAATCCATTATCCACAGCATCAAGCTGTTTAAATGATATACTATATCCGTTACTCATTATCTTATTATATAACGGAATAAACTCCTCTATATTATTAAAGAAATCTTTATTAGCAGTAATACTAAAAGAACAGTTCGGATGTTTCATAGCTAAAACTTTATCAACTAAGTCATTGAGATTTTTACCTCCTCTAACTTTATTAAATAAAGCCTCTGTACTTTCTATAGATACTGTTATATGATTCATACGTTTCATATATGGAATATTACTTTCATCATTTACAAAATAACCATTTGTAGTTATCTCATAATTACAATCAGGATAGTTATCCATAACATATTTTACGACTTCCATATTCATAGTAGGTTCTGCTCCTAAGAATTGAACATCTCTTTCAAATCTATCATCATTATAAACTAAGTCCATAATAGTCTTAGCATTCTCTATACTCATATGGTCTTTTTTACTTGTATTAGCAGACGCTCTGTAACAAAAGAAACATTTCATATTACAAGTATTAGTTACATTTAAAACTAATCTATACGTTTTCATAAGCAATCCTTTCTATCTATGTTTTATCGCAGCAACCTCTGTCTCTACACACATGTTTATCGCAATTACACGGTTTGTATTCATAATTATCTATATTGCATGTACAATGAACTCTAGCTCTTCTAACTATATTTATTAAGTCTCCTATAGTTTTTCCTCTGGTAAGCATTTCTCCATTACTATATTTCTTTGCGTTTACTTCAGATATGTTTGCTGATATTGCTAATTGACCACCTCTATTCTCAGCACCACTACCGGTATTAGTAACGTACCCACCTTCATGAATCGCTCCTTTAGATAATACCATTACACTGTATTTACTTTTAGCAGCGTTTATCAAATCTATTATTCTGTCACAAGTGGCATTCCACATAGCAGCTGTAGCAGGTGTTCCAGAACCGATATATCCAGGAACAGCTACATTAGCTCCCATATTACTTTTATTAACGTTCATTTCATTTATAAGAAGATTATATTCATCTGCTGATAAATAATCATAATTACTTGTATATGGTGTAACTGACGTCACAGCCCATAGAGATCTTTTCTCTGTTTTCCATCCATCTCTATGACAATTACCACAATGTTTATCACAACAACTAGAACTATCTCTAGGCATAAGCAATCCCCCTCCTATCTAATTAATATTTTTATAAGCTTTACTCCCTCTTCATCAGAAGAAGTTATAGCCTTTCCCACATATTTGTATCTGTCAGTACATTCATTATCCACTTCTCCTATTCCAGGTTCTTTAGAAGCTACGATAATGTCTCCTAACGATACTTTTCCTTTTACTTTTACCATAGTTCTTCCTTTAAGAGCTATCGGTATAAGTACTTTCTTATTTAATTCTACCATATCTGGATGTTCTACAAATTCTTTCTTTGCTCCTATAATCATTGCAAAGTCATCATTGTGAACTCCTACTACAGGACCAGCGTCTTTTACTGCCTTAACATATTCTTCTTTTTCACTGTAAATGTTAAGCATTATTATATCGCCGTGTTCCGTATCTTCTCCTCTTTCAAAGTATTCTGCATAGTCTGTGAATGTAGTTCCAAAAGCTCTACCGGACGGAACTACTGCTCCGTCTACACTCAAGCTACCTCTAATAGAAACAGAACCACTTATTTCTCCTCCCCATCTATCATACTTTGTAGCAAGGACATTCATTATATCTTGAAGTGATGCCATATATCCTCCTTTATATTACTAATATTCTTGTAAGTCCATTATAAGTATCCGTCAGTGCAACTCCTAATACTTCTCCAGAACCATTATATCGTTCTGCATATCCAGGAGTATCAGAAACAGTAAGATAATCTCCTTTTCTTACTTCTCCTAAAGTTATTACTTCTACTCTTCCAAATAAACATAATGGTACTGAGTCCTTTTCATCTCCAAGAGCTGGAGCATTAGACGTACTAAAAATACCAGCAATCACTTTGTCTTTCTTAGTTGCTAAAGTACAAAGTCCATCTTCATTATAAGCATAAATATGGTTCGGATATATAAACATAGTTTTAAAGTATTCTGCGTAGTCATTATATCTTGCATAGAATATAGAACCCCCGCTTACGTTACCATATACAGTAACAGAACCACGAACATTAGCAGAACCAAGTATAGGTCCTCCAGCTTTAGGATATTTATATTCTGTTATTTCACGATATAATTCGTTGATTAAATCCGAACCACTAATTCCTGAGGGTTTTATGCGTCTTAATAGCAAATATTACAGAATAGTTAACTGGTCTAAATTCATTTGCTGTATGCTCAGCTCCCCAAACTCTAGACGCATCTAAAACCCATCTAGAGTTATCACTGTCGGCATCTCCTATACCAGCCCAAGCACCATTAGAGTGATCAGCGTATACAGCTCCTCCTCCATCCCAGCTACCATGCCAGTCGATATCTTCAGCACCAAGCCACCAACCAGTAACGTTACGTCCAGCGTCTGTTTGCACATGATTAGGACCTCTTCCATAGTTTCTACCAGAACCTCCATCCCATCCACGGACAAAATATCCACGCATATCTGGAGTAACACTTCCTATATTTCTTCTGTATTCTGCAGTCATAGCATTAACAGCAACAGCTCTTCCATCACATACAGTCCATCCATATGGAATATAACCAGTATGGAACATTGCTATAACTCCAGGAGGTACTACGTCTGTAATACTATTAACATATGCTTGTAAGTTACTTATATCTCTACTAAGATTATCAGTAGTAGTCTTAAGTCCAGCCATAGATATACCAGTAGTAGTTCTTATATCTGGAGCTTCTATATATCCTTTTGATATAATATTACCTTCTGCTACAAGACTTCTTCCAAAATATGCATCTATATTAGATGGCGTTACTTGTATAAATTGATCACTTATAACTTTCATAAGGTCTGATACTGGTGTACCGTCCATTTTAAAAGTCATAAAATACGATTTATTTGGATATGTAAATGCCGGAGTTCCTCCAAGCTTAAGCGGAGTCAAGAAGTTTAAATCATCATTACGTACGAACATAGCCGGGTCAAACTTATCTTCTGTTACAACTCCCTCTAATAGTGAAACTCCTGCATATAAATGTTTCTTAGGAGCATCGTCTGTCAATACTACTATTTTATTAGTAGTAGTATCAAATCTCATTCTAGCTGGAAGCTTTTCTCCATAATAACATACCCATCCTCCTACTCCGAATAATGCATCTGCATTTTCTTCAGAAAGGATAATTCCACTTGTTTTCATTACTTGTATTTCTTCATTTATTAATTTCGGTTTTGATAAATAGTAGTATTTCATATTATTTCACCCTTATCCATGAAGTAGGTTTTTCAAATGGATATTTCCATCCATCTGCCACTTTCTCTTGTTTTTCCTGTGTTACGAAATATATATTATTCTCTACTTGTTCCCAAGCTGTACCTGGATAAGTAGCTGCCGGATTTTCATCTGCTTTCATAAATACGATACTTCCCACTGGAGGAATGTGTTTATCTTCATCCATATATATCTCCTCCTATACTATACTTTGATATATTGTAGCTAATAATGTACTACTATCTGATTCTATTGGTTTTAAGCTATATCCTGTAAATACTTTTGATCTGCGTGATTTAGCAACACACATAGCTAAGAAGTACGTATTATTATCTAAAATATATAATGCATTATCTCCTATCTTAGAAGCACTGTTTACTATAAATCCAGCTGTAGATAATTCGTTTCTAGCTAGAGATGGAAATTCTTTACAGATTAAATCTATAACTTCTGAAAGTTGTATTCCGTCTCTTCTATCAAAATATCCTGGATATTTAAGCATAAGTGCTGTTACTCTGTCTTGATTATATTTAAGCAACATTCCTAAGTCTTGACCACTGATATCTCCGTTGTAGAAGAAGTGGCTTACTATAAATCTGAATGTTTCTCCATCTAGTGGATTTCCATAAGATTTAGACATAAGTTGACTAAATATATCTGCATAAATATTTCTAAGAATAGAAACTGCTTTACTATTATTATAAACTTGTTTTGCTTTAAGTCCTACGTATGCAGATAATAAAAGATTAAATAACTCTTCATATCCTCCTACTGTACTTATGTTTTGCTTTATATTTCCAGTAGAAGCGTCAACTGCATTTTCTTTTGTGACATATCTTGACATATTTATAAATACGTTTGATATATTATCAGACTTGTCTGTTCCAAACACATACACGATAGATGTCTTTAAGTTTCCATTATCGCATAATACGATTTGTCCATTATCCAATGCTGAAAGTACTTGTCTCAACAAAGGATAATTTCTACTACGGATAAGGTCTAATTCTGTTTTAAAACTATTCTTATCTAAATGATATCTTTTTTCTATAAAGCTTAAGTCTATTTTATT